AGACTGCGATGAGTTAAAAGACTATACAAAAGAGGGTTCAAGCTTTCAGTGGTGGTGGTTGATCGTTGCTGGCGTTATTCTAGGGGCTTTCTACATCTGGTCAAATCGAAATGTTAATAAGTAAAAGATTGTTATAGTTTACTTTTTTGTATATTTGGTACATGACTGTAATTGATTTTATAAAATTTATAGCAGAAAAGAACGGTTCTAACATCAAAGAACTTGGTGTTAATATTGGGCGCGGTGGTTCAACTTCCTTTTGGCGTACTGTAACAAGTGGCAAAATTCAAGCGGATGAACTAAAGAAAGTTATCAATTCAACTGGTGAACCGTTTACAATCCTATACAAAGGAGAAAAAATAATAATAAAATAATTCCTTGTTTTGTTGGTTTATTACAAGGTTTTAAAGGGGTTAGCATTGATTTGTTAACCCTTTTTTGTACAATTTTGTAAAATAAATTGTTGAAAACTTGCATTATTAGTTTATAATATTGTATATTTGAGTATAGAAACCAACAAAACATAAATCAAATGACAGTACAAGAACAAGCGCAAAATTACGAACTACTAAAGATTAGTATTGAGGGCTATTTAAAAGCGTATCAAGACATCTTAGTGGATTTTGAAGCAGAATTAAAAGAGTATCAACGACTTGAAATGGACAGCTTAATAGAGCTGAAAAAAGAACACTGCGATACTATCAAGGGCAAAATTGAAATATTAACCGAATTAAACAAAAAGTAACATGGAAACAACGAAAACACACTGGAAGAAATTAACAAATCCGACTTATTTGGGTTCTTGGGATTTTGAAGCAAACGAAGAAAGAACGCTAACAATTAGAGCGGTAACAAATGAAACTGTAAAGGATCAAAACGGCAAAGATGATGAAGTCGTCTTGATGGTGTTTGATGATAGTAAACCTATGATTTTAAACAAGACCAATTTAAAAGCGGTTGAAAAGTCAACAGGAACGCCAATAATTGAAGAATGGGTAGGTAAAAGCGTGACCTTATACACTACAAGAATCCGCGCATTTGGTGAAGAAGTGGACGCGTTAAGGATAAGCCCGGCGGTTGCGAAGAAAGCTGCAAAGCCTACGATAAGCGAAGATAGGTTTGTTTCTGCATTAGCCTCGATTGAATTAGGGACGTACACAGTAGAAAAATTAAAAGCACAATTTAAATTAACTAAAGAGCAAATCGAAAGACTATGAAAAATTTAAAAGTAAGATGTTCCAGCCTTCATAAAATGATGGTGAGCCCACAAGAAAAAAGCCCAAAAGAAAAATATCAAACAAAAGTAAGATTATTAAATGAAGAAAAAGAAAAATACAAAGAGCTTAAAGCAATAAAACTTTCTAAATTAGAATCAACGCTTGATAATGAAAGAATAAAGTTTAATAGCATAAAAGACAAAGAATCTAAAGCCGCGAAAGCTAAAGAACAAAAGATTGATGGAATTTGGGATGAAATTTGTTTTATTAAAGATTCAAAAGATAAAGATTCAAAGACAGAAGAAAAAACAAAAGAAAAGATTAATTCTTTAATGCTTGAAATTGCTGAACTATACAAGCATAAAGACGAAGAAATTATTTCAGAAACCACCAAAACATGGTTGAAAGACTTAGTGAAACAAGAAATATTCGGGTACTATCCACAACTTGANACGCCAGCGATCAACAAAGGTATTGATTACGAATTTCTTTCAATCCAATTGTTAAACGATGCTACGTTCAACAGCTACACAAAGAACGAGCAAAGGATAACAAACGACTGGTTGACTGGTGAAGCTGACATAGTAACGGATAATGAAATACTTGACGTAAAAAGTTCTTGGAGTTTGGAAACCTTTCCAGCGTTCAAAGAAGATGCAGAAGCGTCAGTAAAAAAAGCTGGTTATGACTGGCAGTTACGCGGTTACATGATGCTTTACAATAAGCCTAAAGCGTCTATTAAGTATTGTATGGTAACAACACCAGAAGCACTACTAAAAGACTGGGATAATAGAGATATTCACAAAGTAGACCATATCGACCCGAAAGACCGAATTACAAGCGTATCAATTGAACGTGACGAAGAACTTGAAGCGAAGATGTTAGAGCGTTACGAGGTCGCAAATAAGTACTACAAGCAATATTTAAACGAACTTAAAACCAAATAAAATGACAGCACTTTTAACAACATTAGCAATTTTTGTATTAATCAATTTAAAATAAAATAATGAACCAAAAACCAAACATAATCGACAAACTCGATTTAGCAATTATCAAGCACGACATGGATTTAAAAGCAGCATTAAAAGAACTTGATAACCAGAATTTAACACACGGTCAAATAAGAGCGTTGCACGTTGAAATTGAGCAAAACAAATTCGCATTAAAAACTTTAAAATTTATTAAAGAATGATGATTANCACACAAATAAAAGAAACAACTTANTTAGGTATGGANTCAGTCACTAAAGTAGGNCTNGAAAAGGTTTTAAGCGTAGTATGTGACGTTTTAAACGTTTACGCAGAAGATGTAAAAGGAAAGTCAAGAAAAGCTAAAATAAGCGAAGCAAGGCACTTCTTTTGCTACCTTGCGTATATTTCACACCGAAGCAAGACGCTAATGGAAATCGGCAAGTTTATAGGGCGTGACCATGCAACAGTACTGCATAGCAAGAACAAAATTTCTGATCTTATTGATGTTTACGAGCATGAATTGAGGCTGGTTGTTCAAATGAAAAAGCGTCTTGGAATTATAACTTCTGTTGATGTTGATAGCGAAGATATTAATAAAGCGCACGTTGGATGGTATAAAACACCGCGACAAAATGATGAATTAAGGCGGTATTGTGAAAGGTTTGATGTAGTGACTAAAATGAAATTGTAACAACTAACNCACTCCAAAAACTTAAAAAACGCTCGAAAGGGTGTTTTTTTGCCCTAAACGGTTATTGAAAATAAAGTTTTGCCCCTTGTAACTATTTGTTGTTTAACTATTTACAGCGTTTGGGGTAAAAAAGCAAAAAATTATCTATACTTATTATGTATTTAAAAAGTGATTCTGTAAAAAAAATACCACACATGAAAATATACGTTTTTTTTATTTTAGGATTGATTCTCTATAGGGGGGAGTGGGGAAGTGTTTTTTTACCTTTTTTTGCCCCAAGTTGTATATTTGATAATTTTGTCTATATTTGTAATTCAAGAAGCTGGGAACTTCAAACAGTATTATTAAAAAACTTTCTGAATTAAGGTCGTCCCAGCACCTTTTTTTAGAAGGTTTTTTTCATTTAAAAAAACTTATGAGAATATCAATATTTAAAAACATTAAATCAGTAGCACCCATAAAAGATACGTCAGTATTGAAAGTGCTTGAAGCTATTCAGAAGGGCGCGTATAAAAAACCGATTGCACTTATTCGAGTAGAAAGCGAAAAGAGCGCACGTAACGAACTAAAAAGCAAATTGCCTTATGTTACCTTTTGTGGGACATTTACGAGCCGTAGCAACGCTAATTTACGTAAACATTCAGGTTTAGCTTGTTTAGATTTTGACGATGTGCCAAACCTTGAAGAACTAAGAACAGAAATAAACCAAGATAGTTATACTTTTTCTTCTTTTACTTCTCCAAGTGGTGACGGTTTAAAAGTTCTTGTTAAGATTCCAAACGTTGACAATAACAATGATTATCAAGATTATTACCACGAACTAATAAACCACTACAAAAAGTATTATGAACTTGACGAAGGAACAAAGGACATTGCAAGGGCTTGTTATTTAAGCTATGATAGTGAGCTTTTTTTAAATAATGAAAGTGAATTTTTTACAGATAAGTTTAATAGACCCTTACCAGTTGAAACAAAAGTTGTTAATATCCCTATCACAGATCAAAATGATATTGCTGAACGGCTTGAAAAGTGGTTTTCAAAAAGGTGGACAACAACCAACAGGAACAACAACCTCCATGCGTATGCAAGACAAATGAACGCATTTGGAATAGATAAGGCAACGTGTCAAAACTATTTGCTTAGATACGATTCAGGAGGTAAAGAAGTTGAAATTCAAAAACTCATAGATTCAGCGTATAAATATACAGCAGAGTTCAACACAAGATCATTTGAAGACACGAAAAGAGTAAACGAAATTAAAAATATTGCAATAGCTGGAGAAAGCATTGAAAAGTTAAAGCACAAAATTAAAGATGTTGACTTTGAAAAGATAAAAGCAGAATTTGACCAACACAAACAGGAATTGAAACTCGATGAGTTTTGGTTTTATACTGAAAAAGAACAGATTAAACTTTCTTCATACAGGTTTTTACAGTACTTAGAAAACAATAACATTTTTAAATACTATCCAGATGAAAACAGTGGGGCTTACCTTTTTGTAAAGAATGACAAGAATTTTATCAGCGTATTTGAAGAACCAAAAATAAAAGATTTTGTTTTAACTGATTTACGAGGAAGGGGATTAATTGACGCATGGGAGCTAATGGCAAACACCACCTCTTATTTTGATTCAAAATTTCTTTCAATGGTGAAGTCGATTGATGTAAAATTCAATAGGGATTCACAAGACGCTTCTTATGTGTACTACCAAAATGCAGTTGTAAAGACAACAAAAAAAGCAATTGAAGTACTAAACTATTCAGACATAAGCGACTTAATATGGAAAAACCAAGTAATAAAACGAGACATTAAACTAAAAGAAGAAAGTGACGGGGTGTTCAAAACATTTATTTGGAGGGTTTCAGGTGAAAACATTGAACGGTACTACACTTTAAAATCTGTTATTGGTTATTTAATGCACTCTTACCAGAACGAAGCAAAGCCGAAAGCAATCATCTTTAATGATGAAATGATAAGTGAAGATATTCCAAACGGTGGTTCAGGAAAGGGATTGATTCACAAGGCAATAGGACACATTAAAAACATAGTGACTGAAGATGGTAAAAAGTTTGATTCTAAAAATCAATTTGCTTACCAGAAAGTAAACAAAGATTCACAAATATTTTTAATGGATGATGTACCGAAACATTTTAATTTTGAAAGCTTGTTTTCGATCATTACCGAAGGCATGACAGTTGAAAAAAAAGGTCAAGACGCTTACCAGATACCATTCAAAGAAAGCCCGAAAATATCAATTACAACTAATTACACGGTGAACGGTTCAGGAGCAAGTCATGAACGTAGGATATTTGAAGTTGAGATAGCAAATTATTTTAATGACAACTTAACGCCAGAAATGGAGTTCGGACACTTATTTTTTGCTGAATGGGACGAGAAAGAATGGGCAAATTTTGACAACTTTATGATACGATGTGTTCAGTTCTTCTTAAAGAATGGGCTTGTACAAAGTGACAAGGTTAATCTAAAGTTTAGAAAGTTTAAGAATGAAATGGGGGCTGAATTTATTGAATTTATGGAAAGCCGAAAGTTTGACGGTTCAGCGATAAATCGAAAGGAGTTCAGAGATGATTTCAACAGGCAATACCCAACAGTAGCACGGTTTAATTCTCCGCAAAAGTTCAATAAAAAAGTAAAAGATTATTGTTCTTTTAATGAGATAGAGTTCAANGAAAGNAAATACAANGGCACTATGATGTTTTACTTGGGAGCTGATGAAAAAGTACCTTTTTAATTATGATAGTATTACGAGATTATCAAAAAGAAGTAGTTACAAAAGTGATTACACACCTTGAAACTAATAAAAGGTGCTGTGTTTCTTTGGCTACTGGTGGAGGAAAAACAGTGATATTTTCAGAGGTTGTAAACCTATTACAAGGAAGAACTTTAATTTGTGTACACCGTGAAGAACTTGTTCACCAAACTTCAAGCACGTTAAAAAAAGAACATGAATTGTTGCTTCCAAAGGTTAAGACCCTAACAGGAAAAAACATAGTTGTTGCAATGGTTCAAACGCTTCATAATAGAATAAAAAAGGAACTTATTAACATAAACGACTTTGATAACATCATAATTGACGAAGCGCATCGAGGGGAATTTATGAAAATACTTGATTTATTTGAGGGTAATGTAATTGGATTCACTGCAACACCTAACTACGAGAAGTCAAGAAGGTTTTTTAAGTGCTTAAAATGTGGACACGAACAAGATAAAAGCGGTGAATGTTGTAAAAGAAAGCTGAAAAAGTACCGTGAAAACGTCCCTTTAGCTAATTATTACCATACTTTAATTGAAGGAATAGGCATAAACGAACTAATTGAAAAGGGTTTTCTGGTTCAAGATGAAAACTTTGTGCTTCCAGTTGATACAAGTAGACTTGTTTACAATGAAGCAAGGGGCGAATATACGGAAGAAAGTATTGGGTTAGTGTTTGGTTCAGATGATGCGATAAACAACACGGTTGATAACTTTCAAAGGTTAGCATCAAATAAAAAAACAATGATTTTTAACCCTAATACGCTTGTGAATAAAAGACTTTATAAAGCTATGTTAAAACGGGGTTATAATGTTAAAATGTACGACAGCAACAACAAAGAAGAAAATAGAAAAGAACTAATTGACTGGTTTAAAAATACTTCTGACGCTGTTTTATTAAATGTTCAAGTGTTTACAACTGGGTTTGATTGCACCGACGTTGAGTGTATATTCTTAAACAAAAAAACAAAGTCAATAAATTTATTTCTTCAAATGGTGGGGCGTGGTGGTAGGATCACAGAAAAGATTTTCAAGCCGAAATTTAGAGTCATTGACATGGGTAATAATAAAGAGGATTTTGGAAAATGGAGCGATAAAAGAGAATGGAACGGTTTGTTTTATGATAAAGAAACAAAAGCAGTAGGTCCAGCGCAACCAGCAGCCGTAAGAGAGTGCCACAATTGCGAAGCTATCATAGCGGCTAATTCATTAATATGTGAACATTGCGGATCTGAAAGGATTTATACTAGTGGTGGTGTAAACGGAATGGCAGAAATACAAAATCAAGTAATGCCAAAAGCTGAAAAAATAATTGAATATTGTGAAAACAATAATTTAAACATATTACAAGGTAGAAAAATGGTTTATAAGTTTGTTTCTGAAATGTTAAAAGACGATCAATTTGAAGCGTATATAAAAGCAAAACAAGACGGTCGTCTATTTATAAGAGTTAAGAACTTTATAAAACCTTACTATTTTGCAATACAAAACAGCAAACTTGAAGGCAATAGATGCAGAACAATTAATTCTTTTACTAACGAAACAATCAAACAAATTGAGCGAAGATATTCTACAAGCGGCAATTTATAAGTGGTATCATAACACTTATTGCACAAAATTAAACAGCCCTCGACACTGCATTTTTTCAGTTCCAAACGGTGGGCATAGGTCAAAGAGTGAAGCGGCACGATTTAAAGCAACGGGTTTAGTGGCTGGTGTTTCTGACTTAATAGTTATACAACCTAACAGAATTATTTTTGTTGAATTAAAACTTGAAAAAGGAAAACAGCAAAAGAACCAAATTGATTTTGAAACAAGGGTGAAAGTACTAGGTTTTGAATATTATGTTGTAAGAAGTTTAGAGGAATTTAAAAAAATAGTTGCACAGTAATATATAATATTGTACATTTGAGTATAGAAACCAACAAAGCACAAAATTATGTACGCATCAGAATTAATCGAAACAGAGATCACAGTAAACGAAATGACTTACACAGTTGAGTTAGATTTAACAGCACAGCTAGTAGACGATAGTTTTTCCCATGGTCACGGTCACCAATCAGCAACGGAAATTGAACTGATTGAAGCAGAAATCGAAACAGTTTACAATGAAGAAGGTGAAGTGATAACCAGCCGTGAAATTATAACGCAAATTGAAAACCGTATTGATTTGAACGATTTTGATTATGTAGAATTTGAATTTTAAACCAATAAAAACCAACAAAATGAAAAATTACGTAATAACACACAAAAGCTTATTTTTATTTCAAACGTCTAAAGAGA